GTGAAACCAAGAATGGAGAGAACATTGCGGCATTAATGGTATACAAGCAGTGTGTTTCCCTGGTTCGTAGTTTTGGAGTAAAAACGCCAAGTGATGGCAAGAAGATAACGCCTGAAAAAATCATGTCCTTTATCTCTAAGTTGAGCTGTGAAAAATGGTGGCTCAAACGCTTAAAGTATATTCGTAAGATTATGCGTGAACACTTAGCGATAGCTATGGGGCAGGTGTCAGTTAAGGCTTCACCTTATGCCTCATGGGATTGTCTTCAGGAACATAAAGCTCAGCAAAAGAGGAACTGGGATTTCATTCAAGCCAACTTGCTTCAAGATGAGACAACGGGCGAAGAAGTTGAAATGGCCGACATGGTGTTGAAAAGTGTGTCTAATCCTGCGATTCGTCGTCATGAATTGATGGCGCGCTGCCGTGGTTGTGAGGATATCGGTAATGCACTTGGTCTACAAGGGTTGTTCTTAACGCTGACGACACCGTCAAAGTACCACAATAGCTATAAGAAAGGCGGCTTTATCCCACACTGGAATGGAGCAAGCCCACGAGAAGCGCAAGCCTATTTGAATAAGGTTTGGCAGTGTATTCGTGCCAAGTTAGGTCGTGATGAAATCCCTGTATTTGGTATTCGTGTCGCCGAGCCTCATCATGATGGGACTCCGCACTGGCATTTATTGATTTGGGTTAAGTCCGAACAGGTAGCAAAGGTGCGTGAGGTGTTTATTCGTTATGCGGTTAAGGAGGATAAAGAAGAGCTTTATCCTTTCTTTGAGCGCAATGAAAAAACTGCAGCCAAGAAGCTGTCCATTCAAGGTCCCTTCAATTATCAGCCTCGTTGTGACTTTGGATATATCGATCCAGAAAGAGGGACTGCAACGGGCTACATCGCCAAATATATTTCTAAAAACATTGATGGTTATGCCATGGGTGATGAGTTTGCGGATGAAACCGTCACCGTTGACTCGGAAACAGGTAAGAATGAAGGACAAAAAGCCAAGGACATGGCTAAAAACGTTTCTGCCTGGAAGAGTCGTTGGAATATTCGCCAGTTCCAGTTCTTTGGTGGTGCGCCAGTGACGACTTACCGTGAGCTGCGTCGCTTCGCCAATCAAAACAAAAAAGCCTTCATGGAATATCTGTTCATGCAACAGCGCGTCGATTTGCTCACCATCTACTCAATGTTGCAGCGTGATCTTGTTGGACCAATTAAGCCTAGCAAATTGATCACCAATGCTGAACTTATTACGGTGATCGGTGACGCCTATCAGGCTAGGGGGGATTTAAAGCAATCAAGAGTCGCGGGAATACTCGCGGCGGCTGATCATGGTAACTGGCAGGGTTACATCATGGGGCAGGGTGGGCCGTTTGTTAAGCGTGAGGACCTGCTGATCGTGAACGCATATCAGGTGTTACCTTTTGCCTCTCCTCATGGGGAAGACGTTCGAAAGATTGAAGGTTTCACAACACCAGAAGAAACCGTCAAAACCCGCACTAAAGTCTGGACGATTATCAAAAAGTCAGAGGTTAATGAAGAGGCCGAAGCGTGCACCCAAGGGAGCGCAGCGACCGCAATTGGAGCCTCTGGCTCCTCTTGGAGTTCTGTCAATAACTGTACGCCATCGCAGAAAGTACAAGTCAGCGAGCAGCTTAGGCGATTATTAGAACCTTATTCAGCAGTTGGGGGAGGACCGCCAAATATTGATGATTCAGCCCTAGTCGCTTTGCTAAATGGCAGTTCCATTCGAATAGATGATGAAAAGAGTATAAGAATCCGCCCTGCGGAGCGGTTGCCGTGTGGCAAGGTTCGCCCAGCCCAACTTGTTGAAGAGTACCAACCCAAACCAGATTTAAGTTGGTTAGAGCAATTCGAGGTTAAAATATCTGAAGATCTAACTGGAGAAGATGAAGATTACGAATACCAACAGCCAAATCTATCTGAAATCACTGTAAGTCAGCGCCAGAATAAATCGTGGGGCGATTACTTAGAAATCATTGAGTCTGATGATTGGCCGTTAGTGTAGATGTTAAGTGTTAAATCACTAACTATTTACGTAAAGAGTTAGTCCCTGCACACTATAGCATTAGTTAATCGACGCTTTGTGAAGACTGTATTGTCATGTGGGATACATGAGTGTCAGGGTAGGGACTGTTATAGGCTTTACGCTTTTTAGCCAATTCTTTCTTCTTGAACTTAACGTATGTGCTTAGATCGAAGAATGAAAATGTTTCAATGTGATCCGTTGGGACAATGACTCTAAAATGTTCTTTTGTGAGTTCTTCATGAACTCCTTCCTCGATCCCTTCCTCAATATAGTGAGCTTGGTAGTTATTTGTGATGTCTATAGATAAGTCATTTTTGTCTCGGTAACCACTGAGCAGAGGGATAATGGAGATATGTTCAATTTTGCTATTAATCAGCTCATCACCTAAGCAAATGCCAATATAGGTTTTACGTGATTTTAATGTGATCGCAATAGGAAACTGGGTATAGGAAGCTTCAACGATGAACTTTTCTAGATGGTTTTCACTGACTATATTTTTGATTTTTTGTGCTTTTCTTCTTGGGAATATTTTATCTCTGGCGAGAGTGATAAGTCCTGCAACCAAAGCAAGCAACACAGTTAAAATAGCCCAGGAGCCTTGTTTTAGCATATCAGCGCTGATTGCTAACTTACTAAAATCTTGAAGCTTCCATCCATAAGTTTGCATTAGTTTGGCAACGCAATCGTAATAATCGATTAAAAAGCAAAGTACCATGCTAGAAATTGCAAAAAATATTCCACGTGAAGCTACAAAAAAGTAAGAATGCCAACCTTCAGTTCGGGTGAGCTTGTAGTGAGATGAAAGGTGTAGATAAGAAAAAAGGTAGCCTGAGATTAAGACTACCACGACTAAAGTTATTCCCATGTTAGACGGCGTACTTTTCTAGTTCATCAAGCTCTTTGAGTTTATCAATGTGCTTCTGAATCTCTTTTTTAACGTCTTCATTTTCGAGGTTTACTCGTACAACACCATTGTGGCTGATGGTTACTCGATCGTGGTTTTTTAACATCAGTTTTAGCAAGCGATCGGGTTTCTCATCTTTTTTAGAACTAAAAAATCCAAGCATACGCGCCTCCTTTGCTGTGAGTGTTATTAAAATAATAACAAATATGCTACTAAAGACTAGCAAAATGAGCAATGACCATTGTGTCATAATATAGCTAATATCCACAAATATGGTTAACCAAGATTAACTGTGGATACCTATCAACGAGTATAGACCACATCCATTAACCTACACCTGCCCTGGAAAAACTGATATCACTTAAGTAAGCGCCGAATAAACCGTGGCGACTACTTAGCTCATTTAATTTATATCTAATTTATCCCTTAGATCAGTGAGGTGTATTTTAATGGGGGACTTGAATGGTTTGAAAGTTGTAGTCTCTTGTAAATGAATGAATTTAAAAGAGTTTACTCATGTTTTTTAGTTCCTAGAACGAACAATAAACTTATGCTCCCAAAGAAGGAATATGACATATGAGTGAAGCTAATCTAAGAATTCAGCTAGAAAGCTGTACAAATATCCAGTAAGTTTCACTATTACCAAGCTGTATAAATACACAGTAAATTCAGTCTTACTGATAAGGGTAATGATATGTCTAAAGAAAAACAGCTATTTCAATCCGCTCTGGAGGTCATTATTGATGGGGTTTCAATGAGTGGAGATCGTGAAGGAAGCGAACAGGCAGGAGTGTACTTAATGGGGTTGTTGATTGCAGACAATAAGGGCGAAATAGACGCAGATAAAGTAAAGGCTATCCAGTCAATCGTTGAAATGGCTGCAGAAGCAGAGTCACCAAAGTTCTCGCTATAGCATGGAAAGTTGTTCTTGGAGTTCTTGTCGTTGTTTTGGCGGTAAGGCCTGCACTAGGTTGAAAGCTAATTGTAATGTGGTTTTAGCGCTAGGGCTTAGAGTATGGCTATAAGATAAATTCATCACGAAGGTATGCCCACACTCAGGATCACTACATGAGCAATACAAATCTGCATGTTTTGTGCTCATTCTATTCGATTTCAGGATCCGGCTTCTTGCACCGCACTCAGGGCAAAACACTCTCATAACGTTGGCCTAACTTAATGGACTGACAATATGATATTACGCCAGCTGCTGTATTTTTGTACAGTTTTATAAAGCGTCGCCCGTAGTAACATCAAATTTTAGGTGGAGGGTTTTTATGTTTCTAATTTCTGGGTCATTGTTCACTTCATCCATAATCAGTTCACATACGGGTATGATCTCATCTTTGGCGTATTCACTACCAATCTTAATCGGGTCACCTAAGTTAGTTGTTCCTTGTGGAATGATACCTGCCTTACCTACAGGAAAGCGATGACCTACTAAGATGTCTTGAGCTGTAATATTTTTAATGCGTTCGAATTCATCTTTCGTTGCGATGTCTCCCACAGGTATTAGCTGAATACCTTTCTCTGCACCACCAGGAATATTGACAAACATACTGCGGAAATTACCCACACCCTTTGAGCTCGCGATCTTATCTTTTAGCATTTTTTCATCATCGTCACTTAAATTTGGGTCATTGGCGTAGAAGATAAAGCCCATGTGAGCACCGTTCTTGTAGTAGCGGCGACGAAAGAGCGTGGCATCTTTGTTTAGCAAGCTGCTTTGCAAACTACCCAAATAATCAGGTAATCCATAAATCTGCTGTTGCAAGTCTTCTTGAGGCAAGAAAATGATGTCATTTGCTTTGTAGACTCGTTGCTTGTTGTCACGCTCAAGTAACACAAAGTCACCATTTTTACGTCTACGTAGGTACATAGTCGGTAGAGGGAACAGGCGCACTGGCCGCTTAAAATGGTCGCGGATTTTTAAGAAGGCGGCATCACCAAAAGTGAAGTAGTTATTACAAAACGATTGAAGTTGTCGACGTCTTACCCCTCCGCCCTCGATGAAACGAGCAGCAACATAGTTCGCACGTGCTTTTAATAAAGAGCCATGATAGGCATTAGCTCGTGATGTCTCGGCCAATCCTTGTCGTGAAATGGGCGGTTCCCAATAGTTGTCTGTGTCGTTGTAGAACAGCTCAGAATAAGACGTCATCCAACTGGTCGAGTCGATGGCTTCTGGTGATGAGTCAATGTGATAAACAGACTCGGCTAGTGCTTCTTGCTTAACTAGTTTTGCTTTAGTGTCGGTCATGCTGCAGTGGCCCAAGTTGATTTCGTTGGTGTTTCGTGATCTAACGGTTCGTTGATAATGGCGTGTGAAATTGCCCAAAACGCATCGGCGTGGCCTGTTGTCTCACTTCGAGCGGCTTTAAAGGTCATGGCGTTACCGCTATTGGTCGGAACCCGTTTAATTGCCATGAAGGCCATAGCAATGTCTTTGTGCTCGGCATCAAACTGCAGTCGCTTAGCTTCTATGATGTCGATCATCTTCATTACAAGGCGGTTTTTATTTTCATTGCTGTAATGTATGGCGTGGGCTTCACGTGGATGCTTTTTCTTTATTAGGTCCCAAACACCACCCCCAATGCCGGTTGTATCAACGCCTATGTAAGTGACCTTATAGCGCTTAAATACCTTTTCGATCTCAGCTACGTGATATTGGAAGTTCAGTCCTTTCCAATAGTGTTTTTCTAACACACGGAATGTTTCACCGGCGACTGCTGGCGGTGCGATGACCACTAAACAAGCATTATCGCGCGTTCGGCTAGGGTCATAACCTAACCAGACTTCACGACCTGCAAAGGGTAATTTGGTTTTCGGCTTGAAATCCTGCCAGTGGGCAGAGTCAACCATGCCTTTCTCAAGATCAGAGAATTTGAAGACAGACAAAGCGCTGTCAACAAAGACACACATAAATAGGTTGTCGAAATCGTCTTTGCTGTATTCGTCTTTCAGCTCTTCAATGTCGAATAAGTTACAGCCGCCCGCTGCAGCATCTTCAATGGTAACGACATAACGCCACTGCTTATCAGGGCAAAGTACACCGCCATTTCTATATTCTTCGAACGTAGGAAACTCAATTTTAGTGCGGGAGTCTCGACCTTTTCGCCATTGGTCGCCAGTCCAAAATGGGTATGCCTGGTGCATTTTCGAT